TTCTAAAGCGCTGTTTATAGAGTTTAGTTTATCCATAATTTGACGATGATGATAGCTATCTTGATCCTTGATTATGTTTTTTAGTGCTAGCAAGTCTTTTTTGCGATTATTTAAAATACCTAAAGTAAACTCTAAATCGTTTGTGTGTTCCATTCTTGTTCTTCGTTACCTTCTGGTTGAATAAATACCTGCCAACTTTCCCACATAGAATTGTTTAACACAGTCTCCATGTTAGGCATAAATTGCATTTTATTTGCCCTACGTTGATTATTTACAAAAGCTTCTAAAGATCTAATAGCAAGTTTGTGATTGTCTATAGATTTAACTCTATCTAAGTATTTCTTTTCATGCTTTTTTGCAAGCTGTGAATCACCGCCAGCAGCTCTAAGAACCCTACTACCAACCCGTATAGGATAAAGATTATAGAACTCAAAGAAATTAATACTATCGCTACGAATCTCAAGCAGTTTTTCGACACTCTTTTTGCTTATTAAGGTTTCTGTAAATTTACTCGAACTATCGGAATTTAAAAGATACCCAGAATCTAGTAAGCTATTACGTATTTCAATAGCTCTACTAATTCCATAGATTTCTTTTATGTCCTCAAAGTTTTTGTGGTACAGTAAAAATAATAACACAAATTGATCAGGCGTTAACTGCTTCCTCTTCAGTTTCGGTATATTCAACGTTAGTTCCATGAGCATATAAGTTTAAAAATTCATCTAATTCACAAACTATAATTCTGTCTTTATTAATTCCTTCTAGTCTTTTCTTCATCCAGACTTCTTCCTGTGTACCAGGTGTATAAAGATTTATGATTATAGCTTCTTTATCAGGTTGTTTTCTTACTACTCGGCCCAACTGTTGAATAAATGTGCGCTTAGTACTTGTTGAGCCAGCAATAATTGCTAAAGAACAATCAGGCACATTGAAACCCTCGTTCAAAGCTTGTACAGAACTTAAGAATCTAACTTTAGTTCTCTTGTCTTTGAATCTTTTGACAATTAACTCTTGATCTTTTCTTTTGATTTTACTGTGAAAAGTCATACAGATATCTCCTAGAGTATCTTGTAAGTACTCAGCAAACTCAGTAGTTGCACTAAATATTAAGCCGTTTCTTTCAGGAAAATGATCTATGATTGCTTTAGTCACAGATATTTTATTGATATTGTTTTGGCAAATATTCTTGCGTTTTCTCATAGAGTTATAATACGCACCTGCTTGTCCTTGCAGAGCTTTATCAGAAGACTTTAGATAACTAGTAGCATTCTTAAAAGCTTGTCCACCGTGACCAAGTTTAGCTGCAAAATGCTTAAATGCATTATTCGCTTTGTTATACTCTACTTGCTCTTCAGGAGATAAATTCACAGGAATATTATAAACAACATAAGGAGCAATCCAAAAGTTATCTAAAGCTTCGTCTACAGTTATCTGATCAAACACAGTAAGGTATTCTAGGATAACTTCATGAAAGCCGTCCTCACGTTCTAGAGTTGCAGTAAGACCAAGAATATATTTGCTGTCTACCTTGTTAAATATCTGTCTGAAACTTTCAGCAGCATATCTATGGATCTCGTCAAGCACTAACATATCTACATTGTGAATATGTTTAATTGCAGAGTTGATCACCATGACTTTAGCAAAAGATATCTTGTTCTTCTTTAACTCTTGTTCCCATTGAGATTTAAGCTCTAGTGTAGGTACAATAACAAGGCAATTCTCTAGTCCTACCTTTGTTACCATACCTTTGATAGCCATAATTGCTGTGTAAGTTTTCCCGAATCCAGTCGGGTATTCCGCTATACCACAAAAATTACTAGCTCTCCAGCGCCTTAAACCTTCAATTTGTCTAGATGTTCTATCTATACTCATAATTCTATTAATTTGTATTTAACAACTGTTCTTGTTCCTTTTGGATGTAAATAAGACACATCAGATGTGGCATAACTTTTAGGATAAAGTTTCTCTACAACCCATTTATCAGCATTAGCATTAACTATTTCTGTTACTTCATCGTTAAAATTTTCTTTCAACATATGGATAACACTAGAATGATGCTTACCAATAATTCTACCTATTTCGGATATAGAAAAACCTTCTTGTTCTAGTTTTACAGAAAAATATCTACGCATCTCTACCATATATATACCACGATAACTTTTAATCTTAGCAAAGTATTGTTGTAGGTATAATATAGATTCTAATTTTTCTATTTCTTTCTTTAGTTTTTCTATTCTTTCAGAAATATCAAGATTGCCCACTTGAGTTTTACCTCCTCTTTTTCTCTTTTTCATTTAATGTTTCCAAAATCGCGTTATACAGGGCTCTGCCCTAAGTTTAATTGTTTTACAAAATACATCACCCGCTCTTTCCATACACTCTTGTAGAACTTTACTAATATTCTCAGCCATATCTTCAGGTGCTTCTACTATCCACTCGTCATGGACAACATTAGGCAATTTGACTTTAAATACTAAGTTATTCTCTACTAGATATTTGAAAAAATAAATGCCAGCAAGTTTAGTAATATCCGCTGAAGTACCTTGGATAGGATAATTAAGGGACATTCTTTCGATGTCACCTTTTTTCATGAAATATTCTCGAACTTTTGGCTTGAAATGGTTTATAAAAATACTAGAATTTTTTGACTTTTCCAACTTATAATCCTCCCAAAACCCGTCTGTTTCATATATTTCTTTGTGTAATCTCTCATAGTCTTCAAAGAAAGGAATGAAACATTTTCTTCCGCTAATATTATTAAACTGTATGTATCCTAACTTAAGTGCTCTAGCTTTCTCAGTTTTAAAATAATTTGCTAATCCAGGAAAAGCTTTGAAGTATTCTTTGTAAACTTCTTCGCCTTCCTGTATAGACAAACTAAGATTTTGAGAAATAGTTATACCCGTACCGCCATAGTTAATAGCAAAACCTGCACCCTTTGCAATCTGTCTTTTATCCTTGTGTTTATCTTTAATCTCATCAAGAGTTAAAGAGTTTAACTCGGGGAAAATCTTAGACGCTACGAAGGAATGCATATCCCCGAGACCTTGTTGATAGAAATAAATTAAATCTTTGTCCATAGATTTATTTGCAAGTACAATTTGCTCTTGTCCAGAGTAATCGCTTACTATTAGTAAGTTGCCAGGCTCTGCTTGGAAGCATCCTCTAGTACGATTATCGGAAGGAATATTTTGCATATTAGGCATTTGCGGGATACCTTGCTTAGGTTTACCTTTTTGGCCACTAGATAGTCTGCCTGTGTTCATTATTTGGGTATAATTACTATGTATTCTACCCGTCACAGGGTTAATATAATCAAACCAATTTTCTCCATAGGTACTAACTACCTTTTGATGCTCAGTGTATTCTATGTAAGTAGAGATAATAGGATGTTTCTTCTTCTGTGGGCCAAGTACTTTCTTGTCTACAGAATGCTTCATTAGTCCCGTCTCTTTATCCTTAGTCAAGGTATCTACACCAAGACTTTGCATAAACGGAATTACTTGCTTAGAAGAAGCCCAATTTAACTTACATTTTATACCATCGTCAAATAGAGATAATTGATTATCAATATATTGAGGATAAGTGCTTTGATTGTTTAGTATAAACTCATCAAGTAATAACTTTACAGTGTTTAAATCTTTGAGATCATCGTCGCATTTATTGCGCCAGTCTTCAGGATTCATATACATACCGCAGAATTCTATATAAGCCAACACACATACAAATTGATTGTCTAAACTTGCAGTTTTATGCAGGTTCTTTTCTTGTAGTGCAACTTCTTGCTTACGTTTTACTTGATGAAGATACTTAACATCATCAGCAGCATATTTAATAACTCTAGTAGAAAGACCTTCACGATGGATATTTCCACGCACAGATTTATCGAGCTCTATCTTACAGTATTTATATACTACTGCGTCTAGAGATCTTCTAGCTGTGTCTATACCTGTTGTCAAGATTCTTTCTACTAAAAAGCTATCAAATATTTGTGTAGGAACAATGTTATAGTAATACAGAAATCTAAGATCAAACTTTGCATTGTGCATTATTAGCATCTTACTCTCCAATACTTTCTTATATAACTTAGGATCTACAGACTGACAGTCTACAACGTACTGTTTCTCTTGATCACCTAGCTGCATAGAAAGTAACTCCTTTGTAAAAGGATCCAAACCTCTTGTTTCTGTATCGAAACCTATAATTTCTAATTGTTCCAGGTATTCTAAAGACTCTTCGACAGTAGCCATAGAATACCCTACAGGACTAAACATAGCCTGTTGATTTGTTACTAAATAAATCATTGATTAGTTACCGTCTTCGTTGTTTATATAAACTTTATAAGCTCTATGACGAAGTTTACTATTGAGTTTTTTATATCTAAGCATTATTCTTATTGAATTTATGCCTTGTTTGTAGATATGTCTCATAGTTATTTTTTGTCTTTAGGCAGGAAATTAATATATGCTTGAGCTCCACGTTTTGTAGACCACCATGCATGAGCAGAAGGATCATTAGTTCTTCTAACATATTTCCATCGGGTGTACCAATTTTTCTTTACCATTATTCTAAAACCAGACACTATGTTTTTCTCTGGATCTTCAGCAACTATTTTATACTTTGCCATCTTGTTGTTTTTTACTTTGAATTATTAAACCGTCATGTACTATTTTATCTAATATTTGTATTTGTGAGTTTATCTCAGTGCTTTGTAACTCACACTTACTCAGCAAATTTAAAGCTATTTTTTCTAGCTCGTTCTCTGGAACCATAACAACTTTTACAGCTCCGTTCATAATTAGTTCTACTTTCATAATTTTTAATCTAAGTTTTTAAATAATAAATTCACAATTATTAATATAAGTATTAATTGTATAAATAATAATATGGTGTTAAATACTCTCATACATTTAGTATAAACTCCATAAATACTACTATTACAAGCGCAAAGAACATAACTCCTAGAGGAAAGCCTAATAATACTCCTTGCCAAAATTCAGGTATTTTTCTCATAATTAATAAGTTTAGAATATATATCTTATTATGTTCCAGTCGATTAAGTTACGATGAATTTCTCGAAATTCCTTAATATACTCAGCTTTAAGATGATGTTTGTATCTAACATTTCTACCACCATACTGAGATATTTTACTTTCTTGAATTTCAGGAGTCCATAGTAATTCTTCTCCAGGAATATTTTTTTCTAGATTATAAAGATGCTTACTTTCATTGTGAGTAAGAAAAATCACCTCTGCTTTTACTAATTCTTTGTAGTCCACATAGTTATTCATCATTTCAAAAAGTTCTTTATAATCTTCCTGCCAGCCTTCATAGATAACCACGGGTGAATAGTTCACATGAACATCGTATCCTGATTCTATAAAAGCATCAATAGCTTTGATTCTATCTATTATCTTACTAGTATTTGGCTCTAAAATATCAGAGATTCTTTGAGGCATAAGACTAAATCTTATACGAACCTTGTATTTTGGATCAAATTCTAAAAAGTTAATAGGCACAATCTTAGTTGCAAGAGTTGCTTTTGCTACAGGGTGATCCCTAAAGAATGTAAATATATACTGCCAAGGATAGTATTTAGAATGCAAAGCAAAATCTTCGTTACAAGCTATGTCATAAGTGATGTATTTTTCATCTGTTTGATTAGGTTTTTCTACATCTGCATAGAAATATGCATGGTTATTTATACTTGTTAAGATATCTCCTATATTCTTAGCAACAGATAAACCTTCAGGTTTATGTCGTTTCATATAGCAATATCCACATTGTAGCAAACAACCGTAACCAAACGATGGAGTAATATAATCACTAGATCTACCAGATTCTCTGATAGTAAACGTTTTTCTAGTTACTTTCTCCAGCATTTTTACTGTATTTTTTAATAAACTTTTCCCAACCATTTTCTTGAAACTGTGCAATCAAAAGATCTATTTTAATTTCTTCTTCATGTCTATTGCACATACCTATACCTTTGACATCTAAGTCAGGTGAGTATTTTTTATCTGCAGGTTTACCACATTTTATACAATTCATCTTATTCTAATTTAAAGGTTAATAACTCAATTGCTTTTTGGAATCCTT